GACCCTGGGGATACTGGAAGGGTTAGCTCATATTTAGGGTTGGTAGAAAAATTCCATATCTTTGAAACTGGCAATAGTGTCGGGGTCGGAGCGGCTGGTCAACCTGGTGTCCAGAGTGAAACATTAGGCGGTTCTTTAGGTGCTAAAACTACCCGTACTGGTTATTTAATCGGAGCCGGTGCGTTAGGTGTTGGTGTAGGGATGCCGTTTCAAATCACTTTTGATAATGTCACTCAATTTGATCGTCGGATTCGGGCAACTTGGTTAGCGTGGCTTGGTTACAAAACCCTAGACGTTGACCCCGTGGGTACCGGTGAAGCTTCTCAACAGTTACGAGTAGCTGAATTACGCACTTTAGACGTGGCTGTATAAATCTTATCTCTCTAACAATTATGGCAAGCAAAGAAACCACCATCGAAGAAACTCCATCTATTGCAACAAGTGGAACTAAAAACATTCCCCCGACAAATGGAACCAATGAGGTTACTTATAACAATCTGAAAGCATTGGGCTATCCAGTTTGTAACCGGTGTAAAGGTCAACTCAGAACTGATCTCGATCATCGTCCATTTTGTCCGGTTCATGACAACTCATGTCCTTTGTTGAGTAAAATTTCCTAATGATTTTTAGCATTGATGACCTCCTACTATTCGCACCATCGGTATCTTTACCAGAAGATGCCGTCACTGGTGCGATTTACTTTGTTCAATCAATTGTAGAGGGGGATAGAGGTGCGGATCGACCTTTAGAAATTACCCGTCACAGAGAAAAGCTAAGAGTTAACCTAAAATTCCAAAATTTTAGGTTAACTTATGTCAGCATAAATACTCCAATTGTCAGTAATCCCGCTCCGATAATTAAAGCTAGATTAGGCAATGTTACCGATGGATTTAATCGGGCTATCGCTCCTGACAGTTGGCAGACTTTAACTTCTAACGATTATATGATCGATGTCGATGGTCAGATTCATTTATCTACTGCAATCAGCAGATCGTGGGGATATTGGGGTTATCATGGCTATAATCGTGAGCCATATCCTGAGTTTTCCGAGGCTGATGTGGAGTATTCTAGTGGCATTGATTTCTCTCAAGATACCCGACAAATAAGAGAAATAAAAGCGGCTTTTGGTCGTATTTTAGATTGGGTATGTAATACGGGTTCTTTTAAAGGTGTTTCATCTGTAGAATTGCCTTTTGAAGAGGCAAAGATTAACTATGGAACTGGTCAACTTGGTACAATTCCCGATGATTTGTTGATGGTATTTAAAAAGTATCGCCCAATAAGCTTATGAAAGCAACTTTCATCTGTCCACTCCCCCCGACTCTCAATGAACAGATCAGGTTAGCTCGTGCAAACAAATTTAAAAGTGCGACTACTAAAAAAGACTGGGATGCTGATTTACAAAAACTTATCATAGAACAAGAAATTCCACGTTTTCCTGATAAAGTATGGCTACTCTATGAATGGCGAATTAAGAATTTTGGGCGTGACCCTGACAATATTTGTGGTAGCGCAAAATATGTTAACGATGGACTAAAAAAAGCGGGGGTTGTTGTCAATGACAGTTTGAAATATATTTATGGATACGATTCAATCTTTACAAAATGGCATAAAGATGAATTAAAGTTAATAATTAGTGACAAACCAATCATAAAGAAAATTTTTATAGAAGACGATGATAACAATGAGACATCTTAAATTAGACCCATCTATTGTCTGTGTTTTAATTGTTTTTGCTTACTTGATTCATTCTTTTTTTACTCCTGAAACTAGCGATACTTACGGCATTGTTATTACAGCAATTGTTTCTGGATACCTCGGTTATTTGAAAGGTTCTGAAAACTAACTACCTTGTTCAAATCTTACATAAAGTTTAATCCTGCGTCCTAATTTTGCGGCGATTCCTAACTGTTGACTTGTTGGGGACTCAAACACATTTAACTGCCTAACAAGACCAATTCTGCCATTAATTGTTACTTGTATCTCTCCTGTAGTCTTAATTGGGAACGGGTAATCTTTAGGCTTTACTAATCTTCCCTCAAAGTATTCACAATCAAGATAGCTACCCTCTTGTACTTCCGCTATAGGAGGTTTTGCCTGTTGCAGCCAACAGGCAATTACTACGGATTCCATCGCTGTAGGGCCTATAATCGGATTGCCTACACTATCGGTAGTCATAGTAGAACCCATAGCCACGGAAAAGGATAGAGAAGAATTAGCCTTAATCGTAGGATTTTCTAGAAATTTCCCCGCAACCCCAATAGCAGTGTCGAACATTTGTATTAATATAAATTTATCTAATCTCAGTGTAACAAAACTGTCTTGACAATTCAAGCAAGAAGCCATATAGTTTAGTTATGGGTGCGAAACGTTTAGGCAACGCTAAAACTCAGACAGAAAAAGATATTAAATTGATAATCGAAAAGGCGGACAAACAAAGCCAAATAACTATCTAAAAGAGGTGCGTCATGGGAAAATCTCAACTTTGTAAAAACTCATTATCTCTTGGGGTAAAAATGGGAAACACATTAAGTTATGTAGTTTTTTGTAACTACTGTAGTTTTGAGATTCAAGAATGCCTAGACATTAAAAGCATTGAACTGCTAAAAAATATTATTCAGGAAACTATCAAGGCTAATCCGATAAAAAAGTACACACAAGCAAACTGGAAAAATTGGATAAAAACCAGTCGATTAATTATTCCAGGTTTTAATGGCGTATGGAAGAAATTAAAAAAGATTAGGCAAAACTATTTTAGAAAAACAATGCAAGAAATGTGGCAAAAAATGAACGACTTTGATTACAGTCAATACGAATATGATATATTTGAAAAACTATGGGACGAGAAAGCATGGGATGAATTTCAGGAATCATGGGAAAAAGATTGCAGAGAAAGACAAAGAAAACTGGCTAGAGAACTAGCTTACACTAATGATTTGTGGGAAATTTTAGTAAAGACAAAGCAAAAATTACCTAGTTTTGATAATTTTGGGAAGGAGTTAGGCAATGGAAGATAGAATTAAAGCTAGACTTGCTTTTGTAGAAAAAACCAAAAAAGACTTAACAGAATTAAGAAGTCGAATTTTGGGGGAACGAATGTCAAAAGAACAATATTATCAAGATAAAGTTAATGATGCTATTAGCATTAAAAACACTGTTTCTTTTTTTAACAAACATTCTGATAGAATAAAAGAAGAATTTGGCAACCCTGATTTTGAAGCTTTATTCGATAAAAGATTAGTCATGAAAATCACTTGTTTTGACAATTTTTGGGAAGAGTTAGATAATGGAAGATAAATTCACACTAGAAGATTACATTTACGTTGCTATTGACCCAGAAGTAGCAAGAAAGCTACTTAAAAAACACAAAAAAGACTGGAAACCTTTTGACGAATTTAACGGCTTTTATCACTGTCTAAAAGACACACTAAAAGACTTTGATAATAGATTTGAACCCAAAAAAGAAGAGTCTGAATTTTAACTTTGGAGTAATAAAATGTCTCAACCTATCGAACTTTCCCTAGAGCAACAGTTTAACATTCGTTCATTTCAGACTCAGGTAGAAAAAATGAGTCGTGAACAAGCCCAATGCTTTTTAGTTGAACTTTACGAACAAATGATAGTTAGGGAAAGTATGTACAAAGCTTTTCTTAAACACCAGTGGGGATTAGGAGATAATCCTTTCCCAAAAATAGAGTAATACCACAATGTCAGTTATCAGTTATCAGTTTTTACATCTCTCAAGCAAAATAAAGGCAAAACTAATTATGACTATGACTCTTCAAGAAATACAACAGAAAATAGATTTACTTCTAGAAGAAATAGAAAACTGGAAACCTAAATCTGATTTATTTCTGAAAGAAATAGAAACTTGGAAGCAACCCAATATTAAAGAAAAAGGAAAAGCCAATGTTTAACGCAATCTACAAGCCCAATCAGTTGATTTTAGGCAGTGGCTATATTGCTATCTGTACAGGATGGACTCCTGCTAAGTCGGTAGCATCAAAACTTAGTCCATCCGATTATGCCGTAATTGGCAATCTTTATAATGCCTCAAGGGGAATTAACTTTTTGGTTCGCAATCTATTAGCTAATCCTCACGTTCGTGATCTTGTTGTAATGAACTCAACCCGTGAAGACAAAAATTCTGGTAGTGTTCAATGTCTAAAGGATTTTTTTGAAAATGGAGTTTATAAAGGAAAAAATGATGTGGGGAAAGAGTGCTGGGTAATTCATTCTTTGGTCAAAGGATACATTGATATAGATGTTCCTTTAGAGGTTTTAAATCAATTACGGTCTTCTGTTACGTTAAAGGATTGTCTCACAGTCTATTCAATTCTACCTACAGTTAAAGAAATAATCGAGCCAATGTATGGCACTTTTATTAAACCGTGGGCAGAACCGATGGTCTTTCTCTACAATGAACCTATATCAGAGGTAAAACCCGGCCCGATCTATAGTCATCGAATTGAAGGTAAAACTATTGCTGAAACTTGGATAAAGATACTGCAAAGAATCAAGACTACTGGTACTATCAGACCGACTGGGTATGATGGTAAATGGCAAGAATTAATCGACTTAATGGCGATAGTCACCGATGAACCCGAAGACTTTTACTTTCCCGATCCCAATTATCTACCTTTAGATAGAGAATATCTAAAGAACTATATCCCACAAATACTTGATGATGGTGATTATCGAGAAGGGGTTAAATACACCTATGGTCAACGCTTAAGGTCATGGTTTGGTCAAGACCAGATTAAAGCAGTTATTAACAAATTAGTCAAAGAAATTGACTCCGCTAGTGCCGTTATGTCGCTATGGGATAGTGGAAGTGGAAACTATCAAATACTTGCCGAACATAACAGTTGGCGTACAAACGATTATCATACAATCGTGCGAGGAGAAAGAAAAGGGGGTGACTCAGATCATAATCACGGCGGTTCACCTTGCCTTAACCATATTTGGGTAAGAGTAGTAGATAATAAACTATCCCTGACAGCTACCTTTAGAAGCAATGATATGTTTTCCGCTTGGCCAGCTAATGCAATGGGATTACGGGCTTTACATTGGCATATTAGGGACGAAATTGCTAGGCAGTCTGACTACGATTTAACAATTGGTCCACTGATTACCATTAGTCAATCAGCCCATATTTACGATGACTGTTGGGAAACCGTAGAACAATTACTTGCTAATCAATACCAATCGATTATTAATCAAGAGTTTCAAAACTACAATGACCCTACTGGTAATTTTTTGGTAGAGACCAGTGGATACAATGGAAACAATATCACAGTCAGTCAGCTAACCCCTAACGGTGAATTTGTGGGGGAATGGGAAGGTAAGAATCCTTTGAAGTTAATCCGTCAAATAATTGCCGATTGTCCCAGTATTCAATCGTTTCATATTGGCTATTTAGCTAGAGAAATTGAACGAGCATCTCAACAAAAAACAAATTACACTCAGGATAAATAACAATGCTAAAAAACTCAGTAACTCTCAATGGATTAAGCGACGATCAAAAGTTTTTTGCTAAGTCATACATTATTCCCACTTTAATTGAATCTACTGAAACATCCGGTAAAACTTTTACTGATGGAGAAATTGCAGAACTTTACGAAATTAATTTAACTACTGCCCGTAAGTGGAGAAAATACATAAGAAACGAATGGGAACCAAATACAAACCTCTGTTGCAGTTATTCTTTGCCTAAAATTTGGAAGATCAAGGATAACAAAATGTGGGAAAGAACAGAATATAACCCAAACAAAGACTCTTCATGGAAAGGATTCATAATATTTGATGATGAAACTATTATAAAAGCTGGATTTGTTGTCAATAAAAGCTAGTACAAAAAAGGAAAAATAGCAATGGACGCTAAACAAGTTCTTAAAGAGTTAATACAATCGGTCAACGAAATTGATTTATACAATTTCTTATTACTTTATTCAAATATAGGAATTAATAGTGAAAATGAAATTGATAATGAAACCGATTATGGAGAAATTAGGCACGATCAAATTAATGCTTGGATTGATAAAGCTATAGAATCGGTTTATGAAAAACCAGAAAAAAATGACCGACCTAATATCGAAGGAATGCTAGGATTATTAGAGTAATACAACAATAAATAGTATTAAGGTATAACTAAAGGAGACAGATAAAATGATGACAAAATTTTTTAATCGCTCACATATTACCCCTGCTTTAATTAAAGTCGGTGAGACTTTCACTGACAAAGAGATTGCTGAAATTTACGGCGTTAGCTTAACTACTATTTGCAGATGGAAAAAAGATGTAAAAGCTTGTCGTCAACCAAACACAAAACTCTGTTCAACTTTATCTTACGCCTGGATAATCAAAAAAGATGGTAAATGGGAAAGAACCGAATGGAAGGGAGTGTTTAATTGAAATAAAATATAATAGAAGCAAAAAAATTAAATTAAAAATCAGGAGTAAATAAATGATTAACGTAATTCAAAGAAGTGGAAAAACTCGTCCTTTAGACGTCACCAAAATTCGACGAGTAGTAGAATGGGCGTGTGAGGGGTTAGAAGTCAATCCTCTTGCACTAGAATCAGGATTAACTTCTCGATTACGAGATGGGATTACCACTAGGGAAATTCAAGACAATTTAATCAATGTTGCCACACAATTGTTCTGTCCAGAAGAAACCGATTGGAAGTATGTAGCCCT